TCATCCACGTAGACTGCCTTACCACTGGTTAGAGTGTTTTGTACCGCCAGAAGAAATGAATCCTGCACAGCAAAAAGTGTGGGATAACTATAAACTGATAACGGACTTAGCATGACATTACCAATTGAAAGAACAAATGCGGTATTAAATGTAGAACGATTCTTAATGGACTTGAGAGATCCTAAGAAGTATCCGCGAGTACCAAGTGAAGTTCGTAAACAGGCAAGTAGCCTGTTGAAGCACTATCCCCGCAAGTTTGACATGATGGATCCTGCGGAGAGTTTTGAAGCCATTAAGGAATGGAGTTATGAAAATTAAGATTGGACCTTATGAATCTTGGTACGGACCATATCAGCTCGCTCAAACGCTAATGTTTTGGGTACCAAAAGAAAAAGACGAATACGGCTTTCCGCATACAGCAGATCGTGTACACAAGTTTGGCGAATGGCTTGCTCACGGTAAAGTGCTGCCTGAACCTGAAGTAGGCGAAGTTTACGACATGTGGGAAGACCGTCCTAAGACGTGGCTCTATAAGTTCCTATCGTGGATCCACAGTAAGCAGAAGCGTACTGTTAAAGTACACATTGATCGCTGGGATACTTGGAGCATGGATCATACTCTTGCTCTTATCGTACTTCCTATGCTCAAGCAACTAAAAGAAACCAAGCACGGTGCTCCTTTAGTTGATCCTAAGGATTGTCCACCAGAACTAAAACCTAAGAAACTGACTAAGAAAGAACGTGACAACGGTACTACTGACAGCACACACTTTGAACGTTGGGACTGGGTGCTAGACGAAATGATCTTTGCGTTTGACAGCAAGGTCAATGACGACTGGGAAGATCAGTTTGAAACTGGTGAAAGCGACCTACAGTGGAAGAAGCTGGAAGATGGCAACAGCCAAATGGTAGAAGGACCTAATCACACCAAGGTGTATAATTGGGAAGGTAGAAAGAAATATCAAGAAAGAATAAGTAATGGATTCCGACTATTTGGAAAATATTATGAAAACCTCTGGGATTGAAATGGAATTAAAAGACACAACAACGCAAGAAGAATACAAAGAGATGTCCTCTCAGACAAGAGCTCGTAATCTTGCGATGGAACTGTCTAAAGAACGCAAACGTCTAAAAGCAGAACTTGCAGAGCTTCAAACAGAAGTAGAAGATCTTACACCTACTACGCCAACAGGAACTATAGACTGGTATGTAAAGTGGTGTGCGATGGTATTAGCGGTATTTGGAGTGTTTAGTATCAGTGCAGGATTCACACAAATTGGACAAGTGTCTTATATCCTTAGTTCAATGGGATGGGTGTTTGTTGGCATGGCTTGGGGAGATAGGGCAATTATGATCGGATCAAGTATAAGTGGCACAGCGGTTGCAATGAATTTAGTAGCGAGTTTAACAGTATGACAGATATGTTTGAAGTAGACGATGAAGCGGTTCGTAATCTAGTAATCCTTGCTAAGGAGTGTGAAACTGTAGATCCAATTGATTGGGGCGAACTTGCGATTACAGAAGAACAGGCCTACATTATGATGGCAACTCATGTGCTAGAAATGGAAAGAAATCACTTGACAGATGGCGCAATTATTGTTAAACTACTAGTAGAAAACTTTGTATTAAATCTTAAATTATTAGGAAAGACATGAAAACAATATATGACAATAAGGCAATTTTAACTAATACTCGCAACGAGCAATCAGTTGAAGTAGAAGTTGACAACGTTAGAGCAAATGAATCTTTTGATGCATTCATTGCAACTAACAAAATTCACATGCGCTGGAATGGTAAAATTTATATAGGTAATGCTCACGGCATGGAGTTTACTTCTAAAGGACCAAACGAGCGTGTAATTAAAGGGAGATTTTAATGAAACAGAAAGTAGAGATCATGGAAGGACCATTTAGTGCGGCACTTGTAGAAGATACAGAAGGTGTTCTGTATAGAGAAATTAAAACTGTTCGTGTTAAGCCAGATGGAATGCTTACGGAATATGTTACAAGACGCGAGTATAATCCTAGTGGCGACTATAATGATACTTCTAGTGTCCGTCCGTTAACTAAAGTGGAGGTAAAATAATGCCGCTAATTCCTATGGTTGTTGAGCAAGAGTCAAGAGGCGAACGTTCATACGATATTTACAGTAGACTTCTTAAAGACCGCATAGTTATGCTGAATGGTCCTGTTGAAGATAATAGTGCTAATCTAATTGTAGCACAAATGTTGTTCTTGGAAAGTGAAAATCCAGACAAGCCTATTAACTTTTACATTAATAGCCCAGGAGGCGTTATTACTAGTGGCATGAGCATTTATGACACTATGCAATTTATTAAATCGCCTGTACATACTATTGTGTTAGGACAAGCATGTAGTATGGGTAGTTTCCTTGCACAGGCAGGTGAACCAGGCAAACGTAAAATGTTACCTTATGCACGACACATGATCCATCAACCTAGTGGCGGAACACAAGGCATGGCAAGTGACATTGAAATTCAGTATAAGGAAATCACAAAGATGAAAGAAACCTTAACTGAATTATATGTAAAGCATAATTCAAAAGGTAAGACCTACGAAGAATTTGAAAGAGACATGGACAGAGATACATTTATGTCTGCCCAAGAAGCTCTTGATTATGGCTTAGTAGATCAAATTGTAGAGAAACGCTAATGCCTATTCCTGAAAAAGTCATTATTCCAGCGTCTAAAGATCCTGGCCTTAAGCATTTTTATATTAGTTTAGTAAAAAGTGGCTTAAGAATTGCAGGGTGTGTGGCTGTATTGCTTGGCGCAAATATTATGTGGTTGCCAGGATTGTTTTTAGTTGCAGAACTTCTAGGAATAGTAGAAGAACTATGAGTAGTGCAATCTGGCATGTTGACAAACTAAAAGAGTTTGTTGCTGATAAGAAAGGAATCCCTACAGAAGAAGAACTAAATACCATGTTGAAAGAAACTGTCCTAGTTGTAACTTTCAACAAGTTAGACGGCGCAGAGCGTGTAATGACATGCACTAAGTCGTTTGACATTATCCCTGAAGAGCATAAGCCCAAAACAGATAAAAAACCACCAGCTGGTAACGTAACTGTTTGGGATATCAATGCAAAGGGTTGGCGTAGTTTTAAATATGATCGTGTAACAAAAGTCGAGGTTGACAAGACAGAATCTTGACTGTATAGTAATATACGCTGGGTGAATGGTGTAGTGGTAACACGACAGTCTCCAAAACTGTAAACTGAGGTTCGATTCCTTGTTCGCCTGCCAAAAAAATTATGGCCCGTTCGTCTAGTGGTTAGGACACATGGTTTTCATCCATGCAACAGGAGTTCGATTCTCCTACGGGCTACCAAGATAGTATACACTCTGCAGGAAGTATAGCAACTTGCAACAGACTGATAAACTGGGAGTGTATACTTTAGGAGAGTTGGCTGAGTGGTCGAAAGCGGCACCCTGCTAAGGTGTTATACGGGCAACTGTATCGAGGGTTCGAATCCCTCACTCTCCGCCAGATTGCGGGATTGGTATAGTGGTATTATGACAGCCTTCCAAGCTGACGAGACGGGTTCGATTCCCGTATCCCGCTCCAAATGGTTGACATTGACAAAATATGTGTTATAATGTGTTTTTTAATTAGGAGTATGTATGTTAGAATTAAGATCAGTTGAAGATAGAATGAAGTTTCACAACAAAGATATCGACAACCCTTATTCAGTAAATGGTTTTAATGGTACATGGGCTTTTTCAGACCATAGATTAATTCCAGAAGCTTTAATTGGTTTTTTGCAACATTATTTTGGTCAAGCAAGAATTCGAAGAGTGTCGTTAGATCAAATCAACGAAGTTATGAACGATATTTGGGAAGGGCCCGGAAGTTTAAAGAAAGTCTTCGAGGCTGAAATGGAAATGAGAGCGTCTGGAAAAGATGTAAAAATGATTGCATCAGATTTTGTCAAAACCAAGTTTGATGATTTGGAAGAAGATACACCACTAAGTAATGTAGAGTAAGTTACGCCGGATTAGCTCAGTTGGTAGAGCAACTGATTTGTAATCAGTAGGTCGTCAGTTCGAATCCGACATCCGGCACCATTTATAGGAAGAAGTATGAAAAAGATAGCAGAATGGTTAGATATCTGTAAAGTACACTGGAAAGAAATTTTTGCAATTTCGTTTCTGATGCATTTTGTATTTGATTGGTTCATATTTCTTTTAGGTTTTTTGGTAGGTAAATATCTATGATAGGGGCCGTAGCTCAGTTGGGAGAGCGACTGGTTTGCATCCAGTAGGTCGCAGGTTCGACCCCTGTCGGCTCCACCATTCTAGAAAGGATACTATGTAAATATGCCAGTTGAAGCATGGTTCTATACACCTGCTTATTATGACTTCATCAAAGGTGAAGATCTTAATAAGGTGCAGACAGAAATAAGCGATACTTTGCCTAGCGTTGAGTTTTCAAAACACAAAGGTTGGGGAGAGACAAATCATAGTCTAAGCGATCCAACATTTAAAACTAATTACATAGACAAGTATAAACTACGTTTTACAAAAAAATTATTTGTACAACACATCAAACAATATCTAGCCGCGTTCAAACACGAAGAATATACAGTTAAGATAGAGAATTCTTGGCTTACAAGTACTCAAAAAGGTGAACACACTACTGTACATAATCACGGTGGTTTTGATATAAGTGGCGTGTATTACTTTCAAACAAACAAACAAGACGGTTCTCTATATTTGATGAATCCTCTTACAAGCCTAGTAAGCTCACACTATTTTGCACCAGATGAATGCATATATTATCACCCAGAAATAGGGAAACTTATACTATTTCCTAGTTGGATATATCACGGTGTAAGGCCAAATGACACAGATGACACTAGAATAAGCCTGTCATTTAATGCCAAAATTTCTTTCAAAAATGGTTGACAATGCCCTAATCCTTTGCTATAATATATACATAAATTAGGCAAAGTAGAGGCACACAATGACATTAGTAGATCAAGCAAAATTGTTCGCTACAGCCGCACACGGGGCTATCGGACAAGTTCGTAAATACACAGGCGAACCATACGTTACACACCCTATTAGAGTAATGAACCTTGTTAGCACAGTAATCAAGGACGAGAAGGTGTTAGCGGCCGCTTTGTTGCACGATGTCATCGAAGATACTAAAATTACAAAAGAAGATATTGCTTTTGCATTTGGTATTGAAGTTGCTGATATGGTTGTTTTACTTAGTGACCCGCCCAAAGTTGAAGGTGGTCCTAATCGTAAAGCACGTAAAGCAATGGATCGTGATAGACTTAGTAAGGCACCTGCATGTGTACAGACTATCAAAGTTGCAGACATGATTGACAACACTGAAAGTATTGTTGCACATGATCCTAAGTTTGCAAAAGTATACTTAGAAGAAAAGCGTTTGCTTTTAGATGTATTAACTAAAGCAGATGCAAAGTTAGTTGAAATTGCAAAAAATCAGGTAACACGATGAGTAGGTTTCAAGAGAAGTTTTTGAAGCCTACTCTTTTTAATCCAAAAGGACATTGGATGGTAGGAACTGTTTGGCCAGTACAAGGAAGTAAAGGGAATGAGTATTCCGTCACATTACATGATCGTGGATTTAACTGTGATTGTACAGGTTTTGGATACCATGGGTATTGCAAACATTCTAAATCTATTGTAAAAAAAGTTGAGAGGGCAATGGCATGAGAACACAACCAGACGCAATTATTAGGCAACTTGAAGCAGACAACAGTCGCTTGGGCAAAGAAGCAATCCTAAAACAAGCACACGAAGAAGGACTTCCTGAGTTCTTTGAAGGTCTTACAATGGCACTAGATCCGCTTGTAACATTTGGAGTAAAGCAGGTACCTGAACGTTCAGATATATTAACTGGACAAGGATTGTCTTGGTCTGTGTTTAAAGAACTTGCTGAAAAACTACAACAGCGTGAACTAACCGGACATGCGGCACGTGATGCTATTGAATTAGCAATGGGTGTGGCTACTACAGAACAATGGAATGATTGGTATCGCCGTATCCTTATTAAAGATTTACGTTGCGGAGTAAGTGAAAAGACCGTGAACAAAGTGGTGCCTGGTACTGTACCGGTATTCACTTGTTCATTGGCACACGACTCTGCTAAACACGAAAAGAAAATGACTGGCAAGAAACAAATTGAAATCAAATTAGATGGCGTTCGTGTTCTTACTACTATACGTGGTAACAAAGTTGAGATGTTCAGTCGTAATGGTAAACAGTTTCACAACTTTGGACACATCATTGCAGAAATAGAAGAAGTACTAAAAGATTATCCTGCACCGTATCCGCTTATGCTCGACGGCGAAGTAATGAGTGCTAACTTTCAAGACTTAATGAAACAGGTACATCGTAAGGACAATGTAAGTGCAAACGATGCTGTACTACATTTGTTTGACATGGCACCTTTGGGTAACTTCTTAAACGGAAAGTATGACAAACCACAGCATGAACGTAGTGCTATGGTAAAGTATTGGGTAGAAGATCATAAAAGCGTTTTAAAGCACGTACAAGCACTTGATTGGGAAACAGTAGACCTAAGTACTCCCGAAGGCGAAAAACGCTTTACAGAGCTTAATAAAGCGGCTGTAGACGGTGGATATGAAGGTGTTATGATTAAGGACGTTGATGCTCCTTATGAATGTAAACGTACTCATGCATGGCTTAAAGCAAAGCCATTTATTGAAGTAACATTGGAGGTAGTAGATGTCGAAGAAGGAACAGGAAGAAATGAAGGAAGACTTGGAGCACTCGTATGCCGCGGTGAGGATGATGGACGGATGGTTGAGGTCAATTGCGGTAGCGGGTTTAGTGACGCTGATCGCGATACCTTTTGGAGCAATCGTGGGTCTTTGGTTGGCCAACTTGTAGAGGTACGAGCAGATGCAATTACGCAAAATCAAGACGGCACTTACTCGTTACGTTTTCCAAGATTTAAAACGTTCCGGGGATTCGAAGCCGGCGAAAAAATATAAATTTTACAAATACACAAAAAGTAAAAAGTATGAAAATGCTCGTTGTATTTGGGACTTAGAAAACGAAGGATAGTGACATGAAACACATTTGGTATTTCCTTAAATGGAATTTTAACTTTCAAGAATGGCAACCTTACAGCAAACGCATGCTTGGATATTTTATATTAGGTATTGTATTTGGAATGCTTGTTGAGAACGGATTTTTTATTACGCCTATTTTAATATTTGTTGATATGACAGTTGATATTGTGCGTAATAGATACAATGACTTTCTAGCAGAACGTGATGAGATCTTAGACGAGCTCAAGAAAAAATAAAGGCATCATGAGTTGCACTCTCTTATTCGCAAAAAACTGTTACAGGTTGCATACGATAATCCTGGAGTTCAAGGCCGTGTTAAAATGGCTGCCGGTATTATCTATAAAAGACATCTAATTGCAACAGGTATAAACAGTTATAAGACCCATCCCTTAATGTGTGAATCTAACGGTTACAGGGATGGGCAAATCTACTTACATGCAGAAGTTGATGCTATTAAAAATGCATTAAGAATCATTTCTGTTGATCAATTATCAAAATGTGATATGTACATTGTACGGTTGAAGAAAACTCAACCATATGGAACTACATTTGTTCCCGGACTAGCAAAACCGTGTCCAGGATGTATGCAATTAATTAGTAGTTTCGATTTAAAGAATGTTTATTGGACTGAAGATGAAGAAACAGTTTGTTTTGCATGAGTTTACGATGGGAGATGTAGAGGACCCGCATATTTACGTGACAGCGCCAATTTGGGAATGGCAACAAACTCAGCAAGGTAAATTTGCTATGAAGTACGGAAAAAATATTAAGTACACTATAGCACCAGACGATTTTTCCTACGGACATAGAGTTACTATAACAGGAGAATTTGCTGGCAAGTATGAAACTGTGCTACGTTTGAAAAAAGATTGACTTTTTTAATCTTTGCATATATACTTTTTGTAATAAACTTTTTGGAGATTTTAAATGGCCCTGCCGAAGACTAAAAGAAAAAAACCTAGAGCGGCTCCTCGTCTAAAACGCGGTGCTAAACTTACAGCGCCTAGTTGGGATGGCTGGGAAGAATGGACGGGTGAACAGATTCACCGTCATAGAGAATATGTAAGATCTTTTTACTATGAAAATTATAAGCCAGCTGATTTGTATCCTAGTATATTCAAATGGATGGAAGCAAGCGGAGAATATACTAAAGAACAAATAAAACACGCAAAGGCAATGCCTAATACTTACATCAGTATTACAAGTGCTATTGTTGCACAATCATTTTTAGATGGTGCTCCTGACTATGTAAAGAGAGAAGATGAGCATTGGCAAAGTCTTGCTGGCACAATGGGTCCTAAGAAAGGTCCTAGCGAATTCCTTAAAAAACGAATTGAAACTTACATTGAAGGTGGCTCAAAGGCTGTTCAAGTTAAAACAAAAGAAGAAAAAGCAAAAGCAAACGTCTACGTTCCTACAATACAAGAACGTATAAGAGACCAGGCATATGATATGTCTGAACCAATTGACGAATGGTTGGAAGTTTGGGTACAAGACCCAAAGTTGTTTGACCCAAAAGGGTTTGACTTTAAAGCATATTTTAAAAAAGTTCAACCAAGTCAAGCTCACGCTCGCAAAATGAAATCTTTTTGGGAGTCGGAACTAGTAGACTTTGACGACCTAGAAAGAATGCCAACAAAAGGACAGTTGGCAAAAATGGACGAACACGAAAGAGATATGTGGGAACAACTAAAAGAAGGTTACGCAGATCACAAAAAATCTGATATTGCAAAATATCGCAAAGCAATCGAAACCGTGAATGCAGAGCTAGACTTTATTATTGAGCAAGCTAAGGCAACACGTAAACCACGTAAGCCTAAGCAACGATCTGCAAGTAAAATTGTAGAGAAGTTGAAGTTTAACAAAGCAGATGACAAGTATTCACTTGCAAGTATTGATCCTACACTTATTGTAGGTGCTAGTGAGCTGTGGGTGTTTAACAGTAAGACACGTAAACTAGGCAAATATGTTGCATCAAATATAGATCCAAAAGGTCTTGCTAGAGACGGTACTGGACTTAGTGTTAAAGGCACAACAATAATAGGGTTTGACGAAAAAGAAAGTATTCAAAAGACGCTACGTAAGCCAGAAGAACAACTAAAAGAGTTTAAAAATGCAGGTAAAGTAGCATTACGCAAGTTTCTAGAGGAGATAAAAACTACTGATACAAAACTAAACGGACGTTGTAATCCGGATACAGTGCTTCTTAAAGTAAACTGATAAATACTTACATGAAGAAGCCAGATCCTAATAAAGTCCGTATTGCTGTAGAAGGACTACCTATTTTAGCAGAAGTTGTTGATGCTTTAGCAAGCATAGACAACACTCCTGACATGTCAAAACTAGCAAATAACAGCCTAAGTGGAGACTTAATTCAAGGAGGTACAATATCTAAGTTTAAAAGCACCGGTATTAAAGACGAGTCAACTAGACTTGTAGTGTTTGTAAATGACGATGGAATACTAACTGATACAATAGACGTAGAAACACTAGTAGGCGACACAAATGTTTCTGGTAATTTACATGTAGACGGCGAAGTTTATGCAAAAAAACTTCATGTTGACGAAGTTACAGCAGACGTTAGAAATGAAAGATCTGGACCACTTGAATTCAATGATGCAGATGGTAACATCTATAATAAAGGATTATTGTGGGTGCAAAAAGGACAACCTACAAAACAGTTTGTGTACAGACCTAATCCAGATAGACTTTGGAGTAGTGATCCAATAGATTTACATGCAGATGCTGCATACTTTGTAAACGGCAACTATGTTCTAAGCAAAGATTCACTAGGCCCTGATATTAAAACAAGTAGCCTTAGAGAAGTAGGTACACTTCATAAGTTAAATGTTAGAGGCAATGTTTCTTTTGGTCAACATCTATTTTGGAACAGCGATGCTGATAGGCTAGGTATTGGTACTGAAGCACCTAATGGTGCTGTTGGTATAATGGGCTTTGATTCTGAGTTTGTTATTGATATAGATCAACCAGAGATCAAATTAGGAACATATACAACACATGACCTAGAAATTATAACTGACAATACAACTAGAATTAGTGTAAGTGCTAATGGTAAAATACACCTAGGTAACAAGAACAGTGACTCAGCAAGGGTTACAGTACATGGTAAATTAGGTGTTGGTGTAAACACAATTTCAGACGACAGCGATCTTGCTGTTGCAGGCCCGATAAAATTTGAAAACAAAAAAATGCAAGTAGGTTCCGGTTCACCCACTAGTGGACAATATCGTAAAGGCGATATAGTTTGGAATGATGACCCAAAGCCAACAGGCTATATAGGTTGGGTATGCATTTTGGAAGGCACTCCAGGAGAATGGAAGCCTTTCGGTCAAATCAGCTCATAAACTACCAACAAAATAAAGTAAGAGTACCCTATAAATATTAGTATGACTAACTTTGACTTATTAAAAAAACAAACTAAAAAACAGGCACTTATTTGGAAAATAATAGGCAGTGTACTTCCCATGACAGGCTTTATAGCTCTAGCGATTTCGTATTGGCTAGGAGCTCATGAAACATATTATTGGCTTATTTTAACAGGCACTTGTACTTTTATGTTCGTCGCCGCAATTTGGTGGTGGTGGGCAATAGATAAAATTTCCTCTGTTGTTGAATTAATGTCTCAAGCGGCTGAAAAATTTAAAGAAGTTAAGCAAGACATTACTGTCTTAAAAGAAGATATAAACAACAATAAATAATTGTATGTATGTATTTGGTAACGGTGAAAGCCGTTCTCGGCTTGATATTGACTCTCTGTTTGGAACTAAAATAGGGTGCAATGCCATTATGCGTGATTATAAAATGGATCATCTTATCTGTGTTGACAAACGAATGGTTGAAGAATCTATCAACGCTGGTATAAATGAGGAAACAAAAATTTACACAAGAAGCGATTGGTATCCTAGATTCAAACAACACAAAAACATAAGATTACTTCCTAATTTACCTTATGAAGGAAATGAGAGATGGGACGAACCATTTCAATGGGGTAGTGGTCCTTATGCTGTTCTTTTAGGAGCTCTAAAGAGCAAAAAAGAAACAGTTCATTTAATAGGCTTTGATATGTACAGTGACACTAGCACAGTTAATAACATATACAAAGATACACGAAACTATGATAGAGCAGATAAGAGAGCCGTTGATCCTAGATATTGGATACACCAAATAGGAAAAGTATTCCAATGTTTTCCTAAAACTAAATTTATAGTCTATAATAAACATATAAAACTAAAAGAATCCTGGATTTATCCTAACGTAATGGTTGACACGATAAGTAACATATCGTATAATAGTTAATATTAATATAGGACTTGGCGTCAACCCTTCTAATTCTGCCGCCATATTATAGGAGAAAACATATGGCATTTTATAGTACTAAAACATACGGACACAACATCGGTCTTTCAGCGGTGTTCCGTCAACCAAAAGCATTACATTCACATTGTCATTTATTGCATGGCTACAGTCTTGCTTTTAAATTTGTATTTGGCTGTAGTGATCTAGATGAAAAAAACTGGGCTGTAGACTTTGGAGGACTAAAACCTTTGAAGGCTTGGCTAGAAGATAGTTTTGATCATAAAGTTGCTGTAGATGCAGACGACCCTGAACTTGAAACGCTTAAAGCACTAGAAGAAAAAGGACTAGCAGAGCTAAGAATTTTTGACGGTGTAGGTGCAGAAAAGTTTGCATATCATGCGTGGAAGTTTGCGGATAATCTTGTGCGTGAAATGAGTGACGGACGTTGCTGGTGTGAGAGTGCAGAGTGTGCAGAGCACGGTGCTAACTCAGCAATTTATACTCCATATCAAACACAAAAGATGTCGTTTGCTGATGGCAAAGATTGATAAGAGTCAATACACTAAGGAAGAATGGTTAAAGATTAAGGCCGAACGCAGAGAAGCAAAGGCTAGTAAACTTATTTCTACACTTCCGCAGGATTATTTTGTGTTATGTCTTAAACATGGCACAAAATATTCTGCAGATTATGTAAACAAATTGTATAATATGGTAAAACGTAATTGTACGTTAGACTATAAGTTTGCATGTCTTACAGACGATCCAATGGGGTTAGATCCTAACATACAAATACTCAACTTACCAAAAGGCTTACATGGGTGGTGGTGCAAGCCTTATATGTTTTCTAAAGATCTTCCCATTAAAGGAACTATACTGTACTTAGATTTAGATGTTGTTATAAGCGGTAATATAGATAAGTTATTAACTTGGCAACCTAATCATTGGTGCATTGTAAAAGACTACACTCGAGCTATGCGTCCTAGTTATCAAAAGTATAACAGTTCGGTTATAAAGTTTAAAACAGGAGAACTGGGGTTTGTTTGGGACAAGTATAAACAAGATCCAGAAAAATATCAAAAACTGTTCTTTGGTGATCAAGACTACTTGTATGATGTAACACATAAAGAAAAAGCCGCAATGTTATATCCAGATAGTTGGACACAAAGTTGGAAATGGGAAGTAAGACAAAGTAGAGATTTTGAACCAGGCGGCGTCAGAGGAAAAAGAACATTTAAGGTAGTGGAAAACTGTGTACCTCGAATAGAATGTTGCGTGTGTGTTTTCCACGGAGATCCAAATCCAGAACATTGCAAAGATCCATGGGTAGTAGAAAATTGGCGATAAAATATATATTTGATGTAGACGGAACATTGACTCCTAGCAGAGGTAGAATGGACTATGACTTTAGAGCATTCTTTAATGCGTTCTCTATGGTCAATGACGTATATCTTGTAACAGGTAGTGATAAACCTAAAACTATAGAACAGATTACAGAACCAACTTATAACTTGTGCAAACGTGTTTATCAATGTAACGGTAATGATGTTTGGGAAGGCAAAGTTAATATTAAACACTCCGAATGGACATTACCAGAAGATGCACACGAATGGTTGTCGATTGAGCTCACTAGTAGTGCTTTTCCGTTAAGAACTGGGCTACATTTTGAACATAGACACGGAATGACAAATTACAGCGTAGTTGGGCGCAATGCTACACTGGGCGAACGCAAATTGTATGTAAAATATGATCTCGAACATAACGAAAGAAATAAAATAGCTGGAAAGTTTAATTTGCTCTTTCCAGAGTTAGAAGCAAGACCTGGAGGAGAAACAGGTATTGATATTGGACTCAAGGGTAGTGATAAAAGTCAAATACTACACGACTTTGATATAAATGATGAATTACACTTTTTTGGTGATAGGATGGATAAAGCAGGAAATGATTATCCTCTTAAAAAACAGATCATTGACAGTGACTTAGGTATGTGTTATAATGTTAAAGATTATAAAGAAACGTGGCAATTACTAGAAGAAATATAATGGATTTAAAATTTACAACAGCAGGTGACTTTTTGAAAGCACAACAAAAACGCATAGGTTTTGCATGCAAATACATGTATCCTGATCAAACACAGAAGAAGAAATTGCTTGAGGAGATACAGCGACCACTAAATACTCGTAGCACAACAGTTGCGTGGCTCAATAGGCAAACACGTGATGTTGCTGAAGAACGCTTGTGGGACATTATGGTCCACAACATAGCGTCATACAGAAGGTTGATTGAATATGTTGGAAGTCTTCCCCCTCAACTTAGAATGGTCAGATTGGGTAGTGATGTACTTCCTGTTTATACCGAGCCTACTTGGTGTTATTTTTGGCGCAAGCCGGATGTGGTTGCATACTGTGAAAAAGAATTCGCAAAAGTTGGAGAAACCGCAAGAGCCCTTGACGTCCGACTATCAATGCATCCGGGACAATTTACTGTACTTGCCTCGGATAATCCGGAAATTGTTGAGAGGAGCATAGAAGAATTTGAATATCACACCGATGTCTTGCGCTGGATGGGATACGGCCGCACCTTCCAAGACTTTAAATGCAACGTACACATATCGGGTCGAAAAGGTCCACAAGGCATCATCGACGTCTTACCGAGACTCTCGCCAGAAGCGCGAAACGCAATCACAATCGAAAACGACGAAATGTCTTGGGGCATTGACGCAAGCCTCGAACTTGAAAAGCATGTCGCTCTCGTATTGGACATACACCACCACTGGGTTGCTAGTGGAGAATACATATCGCCCACCGACGATAGATTTTTACGTATAGTTGACAGTTGGCGTGGAGTAAGACCTGTTATTCATTACTCAGTTTCACGCGAAGATCTACTAGTAGACCATGATGATAACTCTTTACCTAATATGGATTCGCTATTAGAGCAAGGCTTTAAGAAGCAAAAACTTAGAGCACATTCTGACTTTATGTGGAATAATGCTGTTAACGACTGGGCATTAGAATTTTTAGATTACGCAGACATTATGGTCGAGTCTAAGTCTAAGAATCTTGCTAGTATTGACCTATACAAATATGGTCTAGCAACAGAAGATTATAACTCAATGGCAAAAGACTTCGCAGGAAAAATATATGCATAAATAGTTTTATGCATGAACAAATATATAATTTTTTCCAAGATCTAAGTACAACTTACAATCCAGAAACAATTTTTGCAGAATATGCAAAAGGTGAGCCTACTCCATTTTATATGATAGACAACTTTTTGCCACCATGGTTGTACAATACTATTATAAATTCATTTGAAGATATCCCGGAAGAACGCTATAAAATTTTTGCTAATCAGTATAGCGAACGAAGAGAATGTAGAAACTTTGCTGAGGCGCCTTTACTACAAACCCTTGCAAATAGTTTTAACAGTAAATTGTTTGTAGATTGGTTAGAAGTTTGTACTGGTACAGAATCTCTTGTTCCAGATCCTCACTTCTTAGGCGGTGGGTTTTGTAGAAGTAGCAGAAATACATCATTAGGATTACATACAGACTTTAATTGGAATAACGGTCTTAAATTAAATAGACAAAAGAATGCCATACTCTATCTTAACAAAGATTGGAAAGAAGAGTGGAATGGACATTTAGAATTTTGGAACAATGAAAGAACAGAATGTGTTAAAAAAATTGCACCAAAGCCTAATAGATTAATTTTTTGGGACTATGGTTATGATTTAGTTCATGGGCATCCCGAACCTATAGAATGTCCAAAAACAATAACTAGAGATAGTTTAATACTATTCTACTATACTTCAAATGCAACATATGAGCATGATCCAAGACGTTCACAATTCTATGAGCAAGCAGAGTAAATACAGTACGGAGATAAACAATGAGCTATTTAAACAAAATGTACGGAAGAAATCCGGCCCAGACCCAATCATCATCTAGCGAATCTACAAAAAATCCTAATCGTGTAACGGGCGGGTTAAAAGCCCAAGGTGTAGATACTATGGTGTTGCTGGGAGAAGATGGCTCAACTCAAGAACTTCCTACTTTACAGTATGTTCGTAGTTTGGAAGAACAGTCAAGAAAACAGCGAGCCGCTATCACTGTATTAGAGCGTAAGCTGGCTCGCTGTGAGTCTGCTATCGAAAGACTAAGTGTTAGAAATATTACTTCTTAGAAAGTTTAAATACTTCGTCAACTAGGTCTGCTTTTTTCTTTCTTCTATCAATATCGACTTTATAATTTTCTTTTGCAAATGCTTCAAGTTTTTCTTTAGTCATTTTTGCTAAGTCTGCTTTTTTGACAGTAGTCTTTTTAGCTTCTGCTTTCTTTGGTGCAGGCGCAGGAGCAGGCTTTGCTACTGGCTCTGGCTGTGCAGATGAAAAAAGATTGCGTAACCAATTAAACATAATTATTCTCCATAATAAAATATTTGCTTGTATATTTACATAAATACTCTATATAGGAGACTAATTATGGTAGAAAGTTTAAAACTAAAAAAGATTGACGGACTTAGAATAGATAAGAAACCTTTTCAACCTATTAAACTAAAGCCCGAGCAAAAACTACCTGAAGAAAAAAGGTCGATGAAAACAACTGAAAATACTAGACCAGGAGGATATAAGTTCTAATGAAAAAATGGATTATAGACAGACTAGGCGAAAGAACTTCGCTTGATGGCGCTGTACTTATTGGTGCAGGTGTAGCATTTCTTATCTTCAAACCAATTGCTAGTTTAGTTGCATACGGTGCTATTGCATACGGTGCATGGACTATCTACAAAAAAGAAGATTAATAAATGTCTAGAGAGTATATATTGACTGTTGAAACATCTGAAAATACAAGAGAAGTATCTGAAGGTGTTACTAAAGAACTGTATAATGTTACTATTACTAAAGTAGAAACAGGACAAACTATCTCAATAGTTGATGTTGTAAGCACTTATGATAGAGATGACTGGTGCCAAACTGTATTTGAACATGCAAAAGAAGGATTAGATCACGAAGACGGTCCTAGTTGTTGCTATGTTAATGCAAGTTACGTAGACTAAAGTTTACTAATAGGGAGATCAGAACTAGCAGAAAATTTCCATTTCTGTTTTTGTTCTACTCCCTTTTTTTGTGCAAATTTTTTGCTATCACAATCATTACACACATGAAAATAATTGTTGCTTAACCGCTTGGCATCCATCTTGCCTCTAGGTCTTTCAAACTCGTTATCACAGTTATCACATCTTAGTAACACGTAGGTCTTTTTGCGTGTGTAAGGGTGCGTACGACCTAATTTTGACGTTCTCACATGTCTTGTTTGTACAACAAATTCTTTTATGAACATAATTATATTTATTACATTAGGATTATAAAACTTATCGATAAATATATTAAAGGAGTACAGATGTTTGTATTAAATCTTACTAAATCAGCCAAAGAAAAAATAGATGAACTATGCAATGTAGAGCCAAAACACTTTGCCGTGCATTTAGGACTGAAAGGAGGCGGTTGTGCAGGATTTGAATACGAGTGGAGCATGGTCAATAAGGAAGACGTAGGTGTAAATGACGAAATAATACCTACAAATAATGGAAATCTAGTAGTAGATGCAACTAGTTTAATGTATCTATTTGGAAGTGAAGTAGATTATTCTAAAGATGTATTCCAGACCCAATTTGTTATTAATAATCCTAACGCTCAAAGTAGTTGCGGATGCGGCGTAAGCGTTAATTTTAATGATAACATAGAAGACAATATACAAATTTTGGAGCTAAAATAAAATGGCAAGACAAGAAGTAGACATCGGCATTGAAGGTAATGACGGAACCGGTGATAGTATTAGAGAATCGTTTCGTAAGGTAAACGAAAACTTTCAAGAGATATATGCTGTAGTAGGTAAAGGTGGACAAATAACCTTTACATTGCTTGCTGACACACCAGACAGTTTAAATCCATTTAAAGGTGACGGCGTTGATGCTTACTTGCCAATAGTATCACAAGACGGCACAGAAATTGAAATTAGAAAACTAGGCTCTGACAGCGACGAGAATCCCGCCAATGTAGACACTATTGATGTAAGTGTTGCTACTAACGGCAAAATTATTCTAAAATTAAATAGTATAACATTACAATCAGATGCTAAACCAGTATTAGGTGGTCCATTAAATGCCGCCGGCGTTGCTATAGCAAATGTAGGAACTGAACTAGATGACGTAACTGGATTTAACAATACTCATGGTACATCTTTTTCTATCGATGATATAGTTATTGACAAGAAGTTTGCTGACAAAAACTACATCCGTAGACAAGATCCAGGAGAAACAATTAACGTACCAGCAGAGCCTGCTGACGGATCAAGTTATACAAAAGTCTTTACAGTAAGTTTATCATCTGCGGTTGGTGTTGGGACAGCACTTATACCACAACACGGATTGACAAGAGGTTCTGATGGTGCAGCATACATTTTTAATACTTCAGGTACAGGATTAAATTGGAGTAGAATTGATCCAGCAACTGACACCCTAGTTTCTAGCACAGACTTGGACGACAACAATCAACTAATTTATGGTCCTTTAGAAAATGGCGATGTAGTATATCTTGGTATTTTGGACGAAAATAATATTGGATTTTTTGCTAATCCAGAAGATGCACTACTAAATGACTCTGTAGAAAGAAATAGAAGAAGATACAAATTAACAACAACTGATTCGGCAGGTTTGAGTATTACAGACGGCGGCTTCAACGAAGACCTAGAAGGATTTTTCTTAAGCCATCAGGTAATGCCACGTGATAGCATTGTAAGAAGACAAGGCGATACTATGGAGGGTCCGCTTACACTCCATGACCATCCAGGTGATTTAGCAGGAGCAGGAACTCCAAATGGTATTGCAGACTTACAGGCTGTATCAAAGTTATATGTAGATAGCCAATCAACAGAATCAAGTGCAAATATATTTGTTAGTGTTGTAGGTAATGATGCACAAAATGTTGCTCCTCCAGGTAAGGAAGGTAGTTCACTAGCATATGCGTATAGAACAATAGGCGCAGCAGCACGTAAGGCAGAGCAGATACAAATTGCTTCACCATTTGAACCTGGTCCTTATATGCAGGACATATTTACATCACGAGTAATAAACGAAGGCGATCCCGCTGTTGTAGAACTTTCACAAGTTACACAACGAGGCTATGCAACAGGTGCAGGTCTTGATAGTAGAGGTAACACTAAGTCACTTGTTGATGCTAACAAAAACTTTATTATTGCTGAAGTTATAGCATGGAAAAATGAACAAATAGAAAATAAAGCTACAACTACTGTTGGAACAACTACAGTCAACTGGACAGATAGAGTTGTAAATGATAGAGCTCTTGAACTTGATTTGAGCATAGCATTGGATGCAGCACTGTTAGATCACGTAGCAGGTACACTTGCATCAGCACTATCTACAAGGGTTGGTGTAGAGTTTTATAATGACGAATATGGTAGGTCACAAAATGGTCTACTAAAAACTGTTTATGCACATTTATTAGAGCAAGCAAGGACTATTACAGCAAGTATTATTACAAATACACCTGTAACTCCTTCGCAAACAATTTACACACAAGAATTGATTACATTTGGTTCTAACCAGCCAGACAGCGATGACGCAGCTTCAGTAACTGGCATATCAGGTAATATGGCAATACAAAGAGATATTGTTTTGAATGGTGTGTTCTCTGCAGAGACTCCGCAGACCGGTAACAGATACGAACTATTTTTTAGTAACAGTGTTAACGGAATAAGCCAAGGTAAAGTTGACCAAGGCGATCCACAAAACAGAGATCTACGAGTAGGTAAAGTTATTAGAGGTAAGACATCTGGGGCTATTGGTAAAATTATTAGATATTTTACAGGCGATGATAACATTAACAATCCAGGATCTACTGACGATTTAGCAGAACTAGAATTGCTTACACCAGTAGAATTCACAATAGGTGAAAAACTGGAAATGGGCAACATTGTTAACAATAGACAAATCACTATTAGAATAGAAACAGGACAGTATTTTGAAGACTATCCAATTAGAGTTCCTGCAAACGTATCACTAGTTGGTGATGAATTTAGACGAGTTATTATTCGTCCAAAAGATGAAGTTTCTCAATCACCATGGTCTGGAACATATTTTTATAGAGATAAAGAATTTGACGGCTTAACAGGTGACAGTGATAGTGTCACAGGTGTAGCAGATCCTAACTTACCAGTAGACGGTGAAGCATATATTAATCCGCTTACAGGAGAAACAGATGGATATTTTGGTAGACATTATCTATACAACCCCAATTTACCAAAAAACGTAGACAATGGCGGCAACCTTGCTATTACAAATCCAGGACAGTATGTAGATGCAGCTGTTTTAATTGAAAAGAACAAAGAATTTGTAATTGCAGAAGTTATTGCATTCCTTGATTTTTCAAAAGATCAAAGTAACCAAGGACAACCAGGATATACAGGATATGCAGGTGTTGTATGGGACGATCAGGCTAGAGACAGATATAGAAGAACAATAGGAAGTTTATGTGACGCTATTGCTGCTGATTTAAGAGCAGGTGGTAGCATTAATACATTACATATCCAAGGTAGTATTTTCTTCGATGGGTTAAATTATACAAATGAGGCAACCCCAAGATACCAAAGTATTATATCAGCGGCTGATGTTATACAAAATGTAATTATAAACAATGCTTACAATAACATACTTTATGCAGCTTTTAAAGGTTCAGATCATCCAACTCAATACATCAATACAAACTTGACAGGTGGTGCAGATGTCGCTGGCAATGGTAACTTAGTGTATGATATTGTTGAATTGATTAAATGGGGTAACGACGAAAGTCCAAACAATGACTGGAACCCAGCAAAACGATCAACAGCACTAGATGCTTTCTTAATGAATGATGCTACTATCCTACGTAATATGACTGTTCAAGGTCATGGCGGATTTATGTGTGTGCTAGATCCAGAAGGACAAATTCTTACTAAATCACCATATATTCAAACAGGGTCAAGTTTCTCGCAATCACTTAATAGACAAGCATTTAGAGGCGGGATGCTAGTTGATGCGTTCTGTGCTAACACTCCAGTTAAAGTTACAAGTGTTGAAGCTAACGGATTTGAGCTATTAGTTACAGCAGACCCAGGAAGCGGTTTGTCTATTAGAAAGCCGCAAACACCTTGCCCATTTTATATTAATGGTATTAGATATCAGGTAAACGATGTTACTGATTACAATGACGGTGGTGCATTACTTGCTCCAACAGCAAGATTAATACTTGACTCAACTTCTGGACCAGTAAGTGACGCAAACCCAGATATTAACATAGGTTGGGATGAAGTTGAACTACCTATACCAGGCGGCGGCTATGCTATAACACTTCAAACAGCGGGTAACAGATCTCAGCTAGGTAACGACTTTACACAAGTTAACGACTTAGGTTATGGGCTTGTTACTATTAACGGCGGATTGAGTGAAATGGTTAGTATGTTTACATACTACTGTCATACAGCATACTATGCAGGTAATGGTGGACAAATTAGATCATTAAACGGTTCTAACGCAAATGGTGTATATGGACTTGTTTCACAAGGTAGTGACCCTAACGAAGTACCAGACAATGTTGTTCTTAAGAATGACATGGTACAGTCAGCAAAAACATTTAGTGCTGTTACAGTTCTTGAACTTACAGCAAATTTAAGTGTAACGGCAGGCGATGCTATTGCTAATGCTGGTTCTACACCAAGTGCAAGCGGCGAATCAGTTTTTGCAACAGTAGGCAAGAAACTATATCTTGATACTACATCAGGAAGTTTTACACCTGGCGATAGTATCTTTGTAAATGGTGTAGACTCGGGTGTTGATATTGCTCTTAATGGAGTAGATACAACTGGTTACACTAACGTAGCAACACAACTTAGTATGCACGTATACGATTTAGAACATATTCCTACTAATAAAGGTGAAATAGATTATTACCATGATGATGATCCTGTATCACCTTTAAATAGAATAGGACGTTATGAGCTTGCAAACATTCAAACAATGAATGGTATTTTAGTTGACGGTTATACATTAGACAACACAGAGTATGTTTTTAATCCTGTAGCAAGAACAACAAATGTAAATGGAGTAGTAGGTAATGATGAAAGCGATCCTGTTACAGAAACTACAGAAGCTGTTATAGTTATATCTAAATCTCAACAAACTGTAAACGGACAATCAGGAATTTATAAAGTTAATATATTTGGTACAGAACGTGGAGATCACTACAAGATTGGTGACACGTTTACAATATCAGGAACGCAACTAGGTGGTGTAAGTCCTACACATGATGCAACAGTAACAGTAACAGAAATTAACCGTAGCACAGTAAACATTGATAACGGTATCCAAACAGGAAGCATTAGACGTATGTCAATTAGTGGTGCTATTAATATTATTCCTAACTTTACACCTCAGCGAGATGGACAAGTTTATAAACTTAACTTTAGTACATCAAATGACCAGTTCGATAACGATGGATTATTCCAGGATATTCCAGTTAACCAACCTGTCGATATTAGGCAAAACCAAACACACTTATTTAGAGATATCGAAAGTGTAGGTAGTTTAACAATTAGACCTAGTACGGCTGTAAACTTCGACGATGATCCATTAGATACTTATAGATCAATTAGTTTTGGAGTAAACGATAGTGCAGGTGGATTACTTTTAGATGACGAATCTTTAACAGGCTTTGACGCAACATATGATTTTGTACAACTTTTAATTAACGATAGTTATAAAAACTTAGCAGGGTCTACATTGTCAGTTCCATCTAGTTCAACAACTCTAGGCGGAACACAAGGCGACACTACTATTGCGATTGAACGACTTTCAGAATTAAAAGATATATTTAAATTAAATAACAACTTTGATACAGATGCACAATTCCAAACTATTCCGGCAGACGACACTGGTAGAGACTATACTATAACATATGAATTACCCAAAGTTATTTCTTGGCGTGGTAAAAAACATATTGTTTATAACTATAGAGAAGTAAAAGTTGAAAGTGGTAATCACAACATAAAAACAACTTTCTCAGAAGAAAACACCTATGCGGTAGTTGACTTAAAAGAAATTGAAGAAGTTAAACTTACTCTAAATGACTATGGCTCTTGGGAAAGAGATGTTTTCTACAATCTAGCACAAAGATCTGTTCTTGTTAGACAAGTTGGTAATACTTCAGCAAGCGGTAAAGTTAAAGTAGCACAATTCAATGAAAATGTATTAGACTTATATGACTGGTCAGGCGTAAACTTTAATACAACTGGTGCATTAGAAATCAGTATTGACAATGGCGCAACTTATACAACTATGACTGACCTGGCTACAAATTCTGTAAATCTTGTTCCAACACTAGTTGAAATTAGAGACACAAACGTTACAGGTGTAGCATCGGGTATTTCACAACCACTTAGCCAAGGCTTTAATAGTGTAATTGCTCTTAGAGCAGGATTACAAGACGGTGCTCCAGCAAAAATTACTATACAAATTAGTACATGTAGAGCTACAGGACACGACTTCCTAGACATAGGTACAGGTTCATTTAACCAAACAAACTATCCAAATGTTATTTTAGGTTTCCCAGCAAGAGAAGCTGTACAAGATAATGAAATACAAGAACGTAACAAAGGTAGAGTGTTCTTTGTAAGTACTGACCAAGATGGTTTCTTCCGTGTTGGTAGATTCTTTACAGTTGACCAAGGTACTGGTACAGTTACATTTGCTGCAAGTATTGCACTTTCAGATGTTGACGGTATTGGATTTAAACGTGGTGTTGTTGTTACTGAATTCTCAACAGACAATGCAATGAGTGACAATGCTAACGATACTGTTCCGGTTGAAAGTGCTGTTAGAGGATATGTAAACAGACGCTTAGGTTACGATCAACAAGGTAATGCTGTAACAAATCCATTAGGACCAAGTGTTCTACAGCAAAATGGTAGTGTTCCTTTAACAGGTAACTTACAAGCAAACTCAAATACTATTACAGGTATTGCTCCTGTTGATCTTACACTTACAGCAGGCACAACCGCTGTAAACAAAGACTATGTAGATAGCAGAGCTGAAGGTGTTAAGAAGTTTAAAGACTTGCGTGACACATCAATTGGTGGCGGACAAGCAGGTGATATTTTAGGTTTAACTGGACACTACAGTATTTGGCTTGATGCTAATAGCATTAACAATAAATCAGAGTTTGTAGCAGGCAGAGTTTTAACAAACAGTGGCGGTACAACAAACTATGGTACAATAAGCGGTTATGATGACGAAGTTTATGATAACGGTTTAGGTGATGTATATATTGTTTACTTTGATGCTGGACCAGATATTGCTACACTATCAGAATTTAATTTAGGATTTAATGGTACTACAATAGCAGGTTTAAAGAGTGGTGCACCAGCAATTTACTCTAAACCAGACGGCGGCGTTGTTGGCGGAAATGCAAAATATATAAACGGCCCATTCCAAGATATAATTAACATATCTGAAGAGCCTTTTGTAAATGCTACGCCAGTAAGTGACATCAGTTTAAGCACACGTCGATTAGATAATGACGATGCTGTTCCTAGCACACCGTCAAATCCTACAGCATACTATAATATGCAAATTAATCCAGGTGTGATTCTAAATGCTGACGTAAATGATAGTGCAGGCATAGTTCAATCTAAACTGGATATGCAAGAATCAGATACTTTTGTAACAACAGCAGACGATCAAATAACAATTCCAGCAACAGAAGTTGTGGTTGGATTTAATTACGAAATTATTCTTCAAGGCACTACAGACTTTACAACATTAGGTGCTAGTGCAAGCACAGCAGGAACTACATTTACAGCAACCGTAAGTAATCCTAATATAACAGGTGGCGGTACTGTTAAAAGATTACAAAGCAATATTGTTGTTAAAGATCTAGCAGACGATACAGATGCAAACAACCAAGCAACACTAGGATTGTCAAGTTTTGATGGTGCAAATTTTAAAGTTACAAGAGGACATGTACAACTTAAAGATAACGGGATACCTAAGACAAAGATAGAACAAATTGCTACACAAACTGTGCTAGGTAACTCAACAGCAAACACAGCTAACGTTGCAGAAGTGACATTTGAGACAGTAGTTAATGACGGTAAAGGTATACAACATGGTGACTTTTCAACCACAGCGATAGACGCTGAGGCTGGTCAAGAAGTTATGCTTAGAACAGATAGCACAGCAGACGCTGAGCTATATGCTGTAACCACAACAACTACTACAGGTGAAGCAAGTAAAATTGTTTCTACAGATACTGGCGGTAATATAGATGCACAAGGTTATAAATTAAACAACTACACAATCATAACACAATCAGGTTCAGGCAGTGATGGCGTACTTACTGTTAAATCAATACAGACAGGGGTAGGTATAACTGTAGCAGGTGGTAGTGCAACAGACCCAGCATACACAACTGTATATGGTGATTTGAATGTTGGTAACCTAACAGATCCAGATGGTGCTGATGCTGATTCAGATCCAGATGTATTTGATAGAAGCGCACTTCATGTATCAGCTGATACAGCATTTGATACAGCGAACAGTATAACAGGTACTGAATCAAGATTTGTTGCTTCTAAATGGATGTACACAAACTTTATCGAATCAGTAGACGAAAAAGGCGCAACATCAGCAGGTATTGCTCTAGGTTCATACAGCGGGAAAGTTGATGTAGGTAATGTTGGTATTATTGCAACTAACGGAACAGTACAGAAAACTGTTGCTTCGTTTGGTATGCTAGATAGCGACAGTGACGGAACAGTAGATACTCTTGCTATTTGGCCTGAAGATGACAACACTGTTGATATCGGTAACGCTAACTATCGTTACAAAACAATTTATGTTAAAGCTGTAAATGTAGATGGAGATATTACTTCTAGTGGTGGTACATTTGGTAATATCCAAGTAGGTGTAACCGCTGATGGTGAAATTGATACTTCGGATGGTGATCTTACACTAGACAGTACTGGCGGTACAGTTATAGTTGACGATAATCTTACAGTTGAAGGTACATCAACTCTTAAAGGTGATGTAGACATAGGCAATGCTATAGCCAGTGACACGTTGACTGTGTCGGCAAAAGTTGACTCTAATTTTATACCAAGCGGTACATCACGTAACTTAGGAGATTCTACAGATTATTGGGCAAATGTGTTTACAAGAAGTTTAACCACAGGTGCAAATACAACAACAGGTACTATAACTGGTGACTGGTCACTGACTTCAGGATCTAAATTACAGTCAACATATGCTGACTTGGCTGAGATGTATTCAGCAGATGCAGAGTATGAAGTAGGAACTGTGGTTGTGTTTGGTGGCGAAGCAGAAATTACACTTACTAATACTAAAGGCGACACAAGAGTTGCTGGCGTAGTAAGTGAAAATCCAGCGTTCGTAATGAACCAAGAATGTCCAGGCATTGCAACCTGCATTGCATTACAAGGAAGAGTACCATGTAAAGTTATAGGCACTGTTAAAAAAGGTGACATGCTTGTAACTAGTGCAATTCCTGGTTACGCTATTGTTAATAACACACCAGGAGTTGGTAGTGTAATTGGTAAGGCTGTAACAACTAAAGATACTGATGACAAAGGTATTGTTGAAGTAGTAGTAGGACGAGTATAATGGAAAAGAAACGCCCACAAGGAAAAAGTTTTACTAATGAAAATGGAAGACGATTAACAGTGATCGCCAATCGTGGTCCTAGATTACAAGTAAAGGTCATTGGAGATCCTAAAGGAAAAGCCGATGAAGCACTTAAAAAAATTAGGCGATAAATATAGTAAATAGGATAAGCAAATGGCCAATAGATTTCCACTAGTAATAGACACAACATCAGGTAACCAGTTTAGAGAATTACCAGACGGAGATAATCTATTACTTACAAATAGTAGCATTGTAAATGCTTTAGATATTACAGCATTAGGAACAGTTACAGCAAGCCAATTAGTTGTTGATGGTACAGTATTTAGAAACGACTATAACGACCTGCAGAATCTTCCAACAATACCAACTAGTATACTACAACTAGGAATTGGGGACGGAACATCAGGACAGTTTTTAACTACAAATGGCACAGGAACTATTAGTTTCCAAAACATTCCTACACAAGATCCTACCATGGGTGGGGATTTACAAGGCTCTGCAAGTAATGCACAAATTAAAGCAAATACAATTGGCATAGACGAATTAGATGTTGATGACGGAACTATTGGCCAAGTTCTTGCTACAGACGGTTCAGGCAATTTACAATTTATTGACATGTCCGGCGGCGGTGGCGGCGGTGGCGCTACTAGCTTTTTAGGGCTATCAGGACAAATTGGATTATCGCAAATTGATGATGATTTTATTACTCCTGAAAAATTAAAAGATAACGGCCAAACACCTACACCAGGACAATACTTAACAGTAGCAGCTGGTGGTGACTTTGAATACTTAGATATTCCTACAACTAATCCACAATGGGACGATGTACAAAATAAACCTACTATTCCTGCTACACTTACTGATTTAGGTATTTCAGAAGGTAACGATGGCGATGTTTTAAAAACAGACGGCGCTGGAACTTATACATTTACAGCATTTAATTCTATTGAAAATATAGAGTTTAGTGGAACAACAATAAGAACTGTTCCAGATAACAGCAACATTGCTATAGATCCAAAAGGCAACGGGTATGTAAATATTATTGGTACAAACGGTGTTGTAATTCCTAAGGGTACTTCTGCACAAAGGGCGCCTGATGTTGCAGGTGCTATGCGTTTGAATACAGAACTAGGAATATTTGAAGGGTATGATGGTAGTAATTGGAATGGTTTAGGCGGCGTAAGATCAGTAGATGGACTAACATATGTTAGTGCTGAACTAACTCCAAATGCAAGCGATGATACTTTAAGATTTATTACTAATAGTCAAACTAGTGCAACATTAACAGAAAGTTTACTAGATTTAAATTCAGCTGTTAGTGTAAAGATTAGAAGCACACAGTCCGCATTAGATTTTGATAGTGGTGCTCTTAGTGTTGACGGCGGTGTTAGTATTAAAGGTAACCTTATTGTTAGTGGTGCTATTACTGTAAACGAAGAATTCAATACAAGTGTAAAAGTAAATGCTACAGCATTGTCAGGCGGAACACAAACTTCAATTGTAACTGTAAATCCAGCAGATATAGATTACTTTAATACAGGTCAAAAAATAAGAATTTTTGGTGCAAGTGCGGATAACATAGATCAAGATACTTCTAATCTTGGAATACAGGTTAATAGAGTAGGCTTTGCTACTCCAGATGGTAGTGGTAACGAAGTTACATTTAGTTATAGAGTTGCACAAATGGATACACAATCAGGTAAGATAAGTGCTGTATCTAGTGCTGTAGATATTACTATTGAACCGGACGAAATAAACGATTTTAACAACAACAAAAACTTACAACTAGTAGTAAGTCGTGTAAGTTCGGCACACAATATTTTAATTTATAGAAAAATTGGTTCCGAAGTTAACTATACACTTCTAAAAGTATTAGGTCCAAAAGAACTAGGAGTTGCTCTTAGCAATGTAGTATGGACAGATTATTATGACTTTGATGTTGCACCCTGGAGTAAAAGAACTACACAAGGATTGTTTACAACTGATAGTGGACTTGTGCATGTTCCACTTGTAGCATCAGCAACACCAAAACTTGGTTGGATTGATACAGAAATTACACAAATTGATCCTAATACAAATAACTTAACAGTAGCAAATAGTTTTTATGCAAGCCAAACTAGTATAGAAGTAGTTGTTGACGATACAGAAGCTGTACAACTTGCAATAGACTCTGCTAAAGCTCAAAATAGAAATAGTTATGAGCTTGAAAATAGAACATACTTTATAAAGCGTTTAGAAATTCCAGATGGATTTACACTAAAAGGAAGTGGCGACCAAACTAGAATTATCAAGCAATATTGGTCAACTGAAACATCAACAGGTGACAATACAATAATAAGACCTAAGTCAGGGTATACAAGTTATAGTAATATAACAATAAGAGATTTAAGAATAGATGGTAATGCACAAAACCAATATTTGTCAACTGACACAACTTCAGAGTTTTTAAACTTTGCGTTTTATCTATATGGTAATGACTTACTTTACGAAAACATTGAGTTAGATAACGTAATAGGTGGCGGCATATATGCTTACCATCCAACAATTACAAATAACTTAACAATACTTAACAGTGAAATTACAAGCGGTGGACTGACATATAGTTATGATTATCAACCTTTATATGCAGATGAATGTAGAACTATTAAAATAGCTCATAACACATTTAGAGATTTCCCAGGACCAATAAGTGTAAGTGCTGTACAAAAAGGTATAGTTTCTCCGAACATTGTTGATAATTGCGGAGAAGGAATATTTGCATATGGTGCAACCAAGATAGTACTTTCACCAAACGTATTATTAGGTCCAGCAGGCGAATTTATTGCTAATCCAGATGTACTTAATTCAGAGTATGATAGTGTCAACATAACTTTAGAACCAAATATAGACTTTAACAGTCCTGCATACGTCTATCAAGAAAACGGCGCATTTTTTGACTTTACAGCAAATCAAGGTAGCCTTACAGGACTTATAAATGAACTAACCAAAGTGAATAACGTAGAAGAGCTTGTTATTCCAGGTGGATCTAATCCGGATTACAGCCAAACACTAGGAGGAGAAGATTACATATCATTCACTACCCCAGGCGATGCTAACGGCAATTTCCAATTTAGAATAGTAACAGGAAAGGTAAATGACTTACTAAGTAGAGCAGGTTATTCAACTTTACTTGCAAGTAATCCTAACTCACAGGGACTAGTATATAGAATAGTTGCAACAGAATATGTACCAACTAAAACTATTGTAGGGTTGGGTAGCACAGATGGTAATAACGACTATGTTCTTCCACTAGATAGTGTAGACGGTCTAAATGTAAGCGATGTGGTCCGCTTAGTGAACCACAGTACAACTCCTGCATCAGGAGGATTGAACGGAACCATAAATTCAATAAATACGATAAGCAATACTATAACAATTGATTTTGGTGTAACCACAATTCAAACGCCGGCGAGTTCCGGACAAGTTGCACTACAAAATAATTTCGTAGTAGCCAAAGGGAAAATTAACTAATGTCAAGTCTAAATAACATAAACAATAATGCTTCGGTCGTAAACGTAGGTAGAACTACTCCAGTAACACCCGGCGCACAACCAGCAGCAAACAGTATTCCGGTTGTGGTTGCTACAGATCAAACAGCAATTCCAGTCGTTGAACAGAACAAAATACAATCAGAGGTTGCACTTTCTCTACTTGGTATTCCAAGATCAGAAGTTGCACTAGGTATATTTGCAGACGTTAACACTTACGATGTTAACCCAAGCGAATGGTCAAGTGAACCAGCAGAATATTCACAAGTTCCAAATACAGCATCTCAATATAGTGGAATTGGCGGAGTACAAGACTGGGGTATTTTGCACTTACCAGAAGAATCAGGTGCAATGGTTACAGCACCGGCAGACGAGACATCAGTACTAACAAGTAAAAGATTTTTTAGATATCAACCAGGACGTGTTTCTGCAGCTACATTTGGTATTAAGAGTTCATTTGCATCAGGCAATGTTGTAGGTGCAGGACAAAGACCACCAACACGTAACCCTGACGTTAAAAAATATGGTATCTTTGATAAGTTTGATGGCTACTATTGGGAAACAAGAGATACTGGTCAAGGCGACCAATTTGCTGTAGTAAGACGTACACAGTCTATTATTAGAAAAAATCCATTAGAATTTGGTAACAGTGCAGGACAGCAATTAGAAGATCATGCACTAGGTGGTAAGGCTCCCGGACAACCAGCAAGCACATATAACCAATATCCTACAGCAACCAAATACTTGACAGCAAACAAATTTGATCTAATTGACGGAAGTGTACTAAGCAATAGTGCTGTTAAATGTCAAAGAGATTTAGGTTACTTCCTTGAAGCAATAGGAACAGACATTACACTTGGCACTAACTACGGTAGTACATTCCAAGGACTTGCAGAGTCAAACTCCAACGAGTATCCTTTACCAACAAGTGTTACTGATGCAATTAACAGTTCACAAACTGAAGTTAAATCATTAGCAGGTGTTGATAACACAGCAGACGCGGCTGTAGACACATGGTATAACAATTTACGTGCTATTGCTGTTGATCCTGCTACACGAGTAGACTATGCTAGTGCAACACAGGCAGAGCAAATTGCTTTCCTAAAGGCTGTTACATTTACTAATCCAACTAGCGGCGGATCAGCAAGTAGAGAAGCTGTAAAAGATCAACTAGTTGCAAACAGAGACTTTATAGCGGCAGAAATAAATGCTTGGGTAGCAGATCAATATCCAAGTGCTAGTCACAATGTAAACAAATGTACACGAGATGTATTGTTTGTTCTAAACGCTGTTAGTTATGATATATTATATGGCGGAAACAGTGCTACATACGATGCTGGCAGGTTCTTCTTTTACGATGGGTTTAGTAAGAGCGACCAAACAGCAAACTATATTACACAAACTGTTGCAGCATATGGTAGACTTGCAGATATTATAGACGACATAGTTAAAGACGTTACTATTGTTAAAACAACAGGTAACAGTGAAACACAAGTTACAGGCAATGGTGTTGCAAACCAAACAGAAGCAGATCTAGCTGTTACATATACAAACGTAATTAAAGATGTAATTAGCGAAGGCGACATACTGTTAAGTCTTCCTGTTACAAGAACAGTTCCAGATACTTCTTGGGGTGCAGCTTCAATGACAGCGGCACAAGCGGCTATTACAGCTGCTACACAAACAATAGTAGAAACTGTGGCTCCAGTAACATTTACAGGAGATGATTTAAAATGTAAGAGAGATTTAGAATTTGCGCTAGATGCTTACATTAACGATTTAAGATGGGGCGGTGATGGACATATAATTGCAAACGCGGCAACCTATAATACAGCATTACTTACAGACGCAGAGCGTGAGGGAGAAACTCACTATTATTTCAGAAATAAGCTAAGAGAAAAATTAGCAGAAATTGGCGAACTAGATGCAAGAACTAAAATTGGTAATCTTGCTAAATTCCAAATACAGGCTGTGACAGCAAATGGTTCAGGTGCATACCCTGCACAACAAGGACCAGATGGAACAACAGGATTTATTACAAATGCACAAATTGCTAGTGCTACATATGGCCAGCGTAGTAAAATAGAAACTATATTCAGTGTATATGCACTTTACTATGGTTATCTTGTAAGTGAGAGTTTAACATATGATACAGCAACACATTTGCCTGACGGAGCAGATCCTAATGATTTCTTAAATGTATTGAAGTTTAAGTGTATTAGAGATGTTAAGTATGTTGTTAACGGATATGCAAGCGACTTACAGTTCGGTGGCAACGCAGCTACAGCATACAATGCATTTAAATATTACAGTGACGGCGCATTAAAAGTTTATTCACAAACAAATGGTGGTGTAGTTGCTGAAATTAATAGACATACATTTTTGAAAGATCTATTAACAGCAACAGGCACAGTAGATGTAACACGTAGTGATTCTCAAAATGTTGCTATACCAAGTTTAGCAACACGTTTTGCTTTAACAACAGAGCAAACAGACAAGCTGAATACACTCGCTAACATTATTATAAACAACTTTACTACACAATACGCCGGTTCAGTAGATTATGGTACAGCAGGACAGTTTGGCGATCTTGTTATTTTAAGGGATGGATTAATTATGGTGCATGCTGCAGCTTACGATCCTACACTATTAAAGCCAAGACTAAAAACACCAGCACAAATTGATACAACAAATAATACCTTTACACTTGCAGAAGGAAGTGTTATAATAGGACAGTATGTAAACTATTATGGTGATTGCCCAGAACTAGTTGATGGTAAAACATATTGGGTAAGTGAAGTAAAAGGACCTAAAGGTAATGTAATTACATTAATGGATCCTGCGGTTGCAGACTTTGATCAATTTGACGTAACACCTAGTAACAACACTCCAATTACACTAACAGGAGCAGGAACTGAACACTATATCGAAACTCCAGTTCCATTTATATTCCCAGATGCATATAATCAATCATTTGGTTTAGCAGGTGTTGAAGAAAGATATGATGGCATGTTCCCATACTTGTATACATCATCTGGTGTATTACCAGCAGAACAAGCAGATGTTACAATAGGTTACATAGATACAGCAATTGACACTAGTGTTGATGCTGCATCTTTAAGAACACAAATTGATGACCTAAACTTCAAGTATAAGACTTGGGTGCGTGATCATGTCGATCCTAGATATTACAGTGTTTATGAATATAGAGTAGGTAGAACAAGATTCTCCGGAGACAGTTTAGACGGTACAACACGTAACAGTGTATACAGTGATAACGTACTAGATAAAAAAGCCGGTGAGCTATTCTTAGGCACAGGCGTATCAGCACAAGAACAAACATCAGTTTGGGACATGGACTTTAGTAAGGTGACCATGCTTAAAGTTGAATTTAGTTGGTATGGTGCTGTTGGTGCATTGTTCTTAGCATATGTTCCAGTAGACAACGGCGAAGCACGTTGGGTAAGAGTACATCATTTACGTTGTTCAAACCAGTTGAAGATATCTTCACTAGGTAATGCTACACTTCCAATTACATATCTTGTTTACGGCGGAGGAAGTGAAAACAGATTTGGTGTTCCAAATGCTAATAGATTGCAAAACCCATATGGTAGTTACGCAGAAAGCCTCGTCAAGTATGGTGCTTCTTACTACATTGATGGTGGTGACCGCGGTACTGTAAGATTGTTTAACCACAGTTCGGAAACACCAACTGATGTATATGGTTCAAGATACAAACTAGGAGTTGATAGTACAAATGCTACAGATCCTGTTACACCTATAATGACTGTAACAAATCTTGATCCTGATGCTACAGGAAACTCTGCACCCGCAATTAATACATTCTATATGAATGCAAGAGTAATAACAGGTAACTCACAAGACCAAAACGTAAAAGTAATTTGGGTTGATGGTAATGACTTATATTTGAATAAACCAGTAAGTGCTGTTTCGACATTAAATGTAATCGTTGATAGACCAGCATTACTATATGGTTTAAAAACCAAAGACGACATTACATCAGGTAACGGTGACGCTGTTAGAAACAGAGTACAGGTATATCCAACAAGATTAAGTGCAGGAGCAGACGGAACTGTAAATGCTAAAATGACATTGCTCAAAACACCTAAGTTCCAAACAGCAATAGGAACCACTGGAAGTTTTGCGTTAAATGCATCTGTAGACTTAAACAGCTCGTACTTACTATCAACTACTGATACAGACTATCTATCACAAAATGGAGACTTCTTATATGGTTACTTCCGTGCAAGTTTAAATGGTAGTGAAACTTTGATTAGTGTATTAGGAAGATTAGAAAAAAGCAATGACAACTACTACTTCTATCCAACAGAGATATATAATGGAACATTAGAAGTTGCATCAGGTGCAACATTCTTGAAAGAAGGAGTATTTGATCCACAAGGTAATAGTTTGACTTCAAGCGAAACTACTTTTGAAAAGGAACGTTTAAGCTCAGTAGAAGTTGCTCTAAGAGCGCAGACTCCAATACCTGGATCAGGTACTGAATTAGCAAGTTATTACATTGCACCAGGTGCTGAAGAATTTGACCTAGCAACATATTTTGACTACAACAAGGAATACATAAGTTATCCATTGACTGACCAGTTAGAAACATTGTTCTTAGCAACATTCAGTAACAACACTAATTCTACTAGTCCACAGGTTTCATTAAGTGCCAGCTTGACATGGGAGGAACAATAATAAATGCCTCAGATAAAAATAGGATTCGACAGAATACCTATACCTACTTCAAAGTCATTTGTACCTCTTTATGATATTGTAAAAGGGGTACCACTACGAGATTCAAACGGGCAAATAATTGTTACCGAAGATGAAGGTCCAGTAGAAGCTCTATCTAAAGCAGAAAACAGTACAAGTGTAGTTATTAATAATGCTGTAGTAGATAATACACAACTTTCTATAGAAGAACAATTTGCCGAAACTTCGCAAGTTAGTACGACACTACTAGGCATACCTAGAGCTGAAGTACAATTAAGTTTGTTTTCTGATGTTAGTACATACGGTCTTAATCCTGAAGAATGGGAATTTTTTCAGTATAATGGAGTATTTGGTCGTCCTGATGGATGGTATCGTAGACGTAATAGAGTTTATGGTGATCATTTTTATACAAGACTAGTTGAAGAAACAAACGAGCAAGCATTAGTTGTAGAAAGTTTTCCAGTAGCATTTACTTTTCCACCAGGCCCAAATTACATTAATGGCGGATACAACGAGGCTGTATTTAATAGATACTTACAATTTATTAATCTTGGTAACGATATGTATAATTTATATATTGGTACCAATGAACAATTTGCAGAAGAAAACTTTTTAAATCCTGCTATATGCTTTGTACAAGATGGCGATGTAGAATATCCTGATGATGAACAATTAGGCTATGATTTAATTGAAAATTGGTGTCAAGCATGGATGAACATGCGAGATGGATTGCTTATTGATCCTAATACTAATACCCCAATTAAATTTCCTGTAGGATATGATGCTACAAATACTAGACCAGGACAAACAGATAATATACAATACTTTGGCTTACTACAAAGTAAAAAAGCATATAGATATCAGCCTGGACGTATATCAGGATACACTTTTGGTTTTAGAGCAAGCCGAGACGAAGCAAGTATAGACAACATCATTGAGTGGGGTATCGGAAATCCTACAGATGAATATGTATTTCAGATTAGAGGTCCACAGTTTAATATCGTAAGACGTAGTACAGTTAGATTGCCAAATGAAGTTCTACAAAGAATGGGCATGAATGAAAACAATCAACAAGTAGTTTCTAGTAGAGAACCTTTCGTAGAAGATGAATTTTATGAACTAGTAATTACTAGAGATTTTTTCAACGGCGATGCGTTAGATGGTAATGGTCGATCAGGTTACTTACTCGACCCAACCAAAGTTACTATGTACAAAATTGAGTTTGGTTGGTATGGTGCTATTGGTGCTAAGTTCTATGCTTATATTCCAACAGACACAGGTGATGCACGTTGGGTGCTTATGCATACACTAACAATTGAAAACCAATTAGGCGAGCCTTGTTTACAAGACCCATATTTTAAATTTAGATATCTACAAGATATTAGAAACACAAGTAACATTAGAGAACCACAGTACCTTTACAAATATGGTGCTTCGTGCTATATAGACGGTGGCGATAATAGTGCAGGAAAATATTACAGTTATACTAGTGATGACAAAACTGTAAATAATGCAAGACAAACATCTATTGCGGGGATTTATCCAAAGCGTACAATTAAAAATAGTGACGGTGTAGAAAAGCCTAATAAGAAAAATGTTTTTCCAGTGGATTTGAAAATAGATTGTGATCAACTATCGGAAGTGCAATTGGTTGAAATTAACGGGTGCCCAGCATTTGGGCATCACTATGCACCTAGTTTACATGCTACACAGAATGGTATAGTTAGAAGTGTTAATATTAATGGTGCAGGTAGTGAAATAACAATTAATCCACAACCAACTGTAAACATTGCAAATATAAGCCAAGCAAATCCAGGAATTGTTACTACAGATACAGATCATGGATTCTTTATTGGACAAAAAGTTACATTAGAAAATGTAGTTGGTATGACAGAAGTTAATTTTCAAGAGTATTACATAGATGTTTTATCTGCGACACAGTTTGCATTATATTCAGATGCTGACTATTCAAATGCTGTTGACACGTCTGGATTTACAGCATATGCAAGTGGCGGAACAGCAGACGGCAATCCTATTTTTAGAACACGTGACGACGACAGTAAATTAATTGTTCCTGGTATTAACAGTTGTTATGCGGCTATTACAAGTGAATCAACAGCAAATATTGAACGAATTGGATTTGACGCTCTGTACGAGAAAAGTTCTACAGGAACTATCGATCCGCAAGTTTTACTAAATGGTGTAGTTACTGATTTAGCAAGTGTACCAGTTGACGCTGTTAGATTTACAAGTTACTATGATCATATTGCTGGTTCAACATATCCAATTACAGGTGACGGATTTGAATGTAATTATTTAAACCCTGTAACTACAGAAGGCACACAGTTTTGTGAATTCTTAATTGGAGTGACAGAAAACAAACCTATAATTTCTACTAGAACAAATGCATTAGGTAATCCAGTTAATGAAGTTAAGTTTTTAGCAAAGGATGGTATAACAGAAATAGAGCCAGACCTAGCAAACATATTGCATGCAGAGTTCACACATAGTTCACTCTATAGAGATAGAGACGGTTTTGAAGAAAGAGAAGGCGATGCACCCTTAGGCATTAGGTTTGATATTGATTATAGATTACCAAGACCAGAAGGTACAGATAGCGGAATATGTAGCGGTATAGATGTAAAGATAGAAGATAGATTAGAATTTAGTGTTACATATGCAAGTGCTGATCCAGTATCAGGACTTCCTTCAGACATAATAATATTTGATCAAGAGCCGAGTGAAATAATAAACGGCTTTTCGCTAGTAGGTGGTGAGTTTGGAGAATCAGGCGTAGCAAGCGGAATTAGATTTACATCAGAATTAAAGAGTTATATTGATAACGAAGATGTTGAAAAATATTATATAGATATAGACGGTGCTCCAAACAACGGAGCATTTACATTGCAACTAAGTCCTATAAGACTTACTGATAGACTGATAACAGGTAACCCAGAAAAATCAGTTAACAAAGTGCAAATTTTTAGTTTCCAGCCAAAACCTTTGTACTTGGTAGTATTCATGCGTGACAATGCTAGAATGAATAATATTACTATTACTGAAAACATTAACGGAACTACTAGAGCATTTTGTCCTGAATGGATAACCGATTCAGGTGTTGATGTTGTATTCTCAGGAGGATCAAGTGCAGGTGTTCCTGCTGCAAACTATCTTCCAAAAGAAAGACTAGCAAGTACTAGTGTTGATGTTCAAAATTCACAACCTTTAAGACCTGGTAAACTTAAAGACACATTGTATGTTTCACCAAACAGGAATAATACTGTTGACTTAGGAAGCGTTTATGGTCCAGATAGGACTGTAATATCTCCGGGAATATTAAATACAACAGCAACATTTGTTACGGCAAGAAGTCTTATAAACAATGATGTTAACTTAGTTAGCGCAAGTATTACAACGAAGGAAGATTAAATGGCGGAAATAAAATTCGGTCTAAACGTAAACAGAAGTCTTGCAGATGTTGCAGATCCTTTAGCGGCTTTAGCTAACATTGGCATCGATATTAACGACCTTGATGTTATACGAGGAGCAGCTGGCGATTTAGGTATTACAGCAGATGATGTAAAAGCTCTAAGTGGGCTTAATGTTCCTGTCCAAACATATCTAGTAAAACTTTATCAAGATACTTTACAATATAGTGCAATCATTGATGAAACAGCAGGCACCTCTGAATCACTAAAAGGAAATCTAACTGTAAATGGTGTATTAGGTGCAGGTGCAATTAAGTATCAATACGTAGACGATGATAATTCTACTTTAAAGTTTGCTGATATAAGCACAAGCCGTGTAAGTAGTTGGAGTAGTACAGACAGCCCTGCAACAGATACTAGTCCAATTTTTTATGGTAGTCAAATAGAAGTTGATGGTGCTGTTGAAACACAAACATTAGAAATACTTAAACCAGCAGACCTTGTTAGATTTAGAAGTTCCGAAGTACCTACTCATAAAATACAAGCAACTATAAATGGCCAGACAGTTTATCTGTATGCTATGAAAGGAATACCTTTAATATTTGAAGGATTTTTCCGTAATTTAGATAGTGACTTGAGACTTGTTACAGCAGGCGCGGTTAGTTGGAGAATAGTTAATAATCAGTTTGACTACCTAACAAAGGAGTATGAAAATGTTGGAGGCTCTAATACTACTAGAAGTTTCTTAAGATACAGAGATACAGGGGCGGCATCTAAAAACATAGAAATTTATCATAACCCAAATAATATTTTAACACTACCTTTATCAGGAGTAGGAATAAGTGAATTACCTGCTGCACAACTAGAAAATTGTCAAAATTTATATCTAAATGGAAATGTTATAAAAACGTTTCCAGATTTTAATACTTTTGTGCCCGATTGCAGATTATTAGATGTGCGTGAAAATAATTTCACACTAGGTGACGAACCTAATTTACGTAAATTTAATAATGATGTATTAGCACGTATACCAAACACTGTTAGAGAGATTAGATTTGGTAATACTTTTAACGGAAGTATTACAGCAGACTTAACAACACTAACAAATTTGCTTACATTAAATCTAAACGGACACAGCAGAGGTGGTGCATTTAATTATTTTGATCAAGATGCAGACGATCCAACTGGTTCAACTCCCGAAGTAGCAAATACAGTTCAAAACTATTACATGTACAGAAACAGTTTTAATACTGTTCCGCAAAGTGTAAAAGACTTGCCTGACCTTAGACAGATTAATTTATATAGCAATAGTATATACGATAATAACTTCCAAATATTAAGTCCTGTAATCAACTATGTAAACATAGGTGGTAACCCGGGTATAAACGTTCCTAACTTAGCCAATAAAAATTCAATGGATTTATTTTATGCTCACTATAATAGTGGTAGTGGAATAGCACCAGATTCTAATTTGTTTACTACAACGAGCGGAAGTTATAAGTTTGCTAACTGTGGTAACTTAAGATTAATATATGCATACTCAAGCGGCTATTACGGACCTATACCTAAATTTGCAGGTAACAGTAGACTTTACTATGTACAAGCTCAGTATACAAGACTAAGAGGCGGGCGATCTGACACAGAACAAGACTACGTTTTGTATGACGATGTGTTTGACGACTGTGCAAGTGCAATGCGTTACTTCCATGTAGCAAGTAGTAGTTTGTTAAATGCTCCTATGCACCCTGATTGTTTTGAAAAACCAACAGGCATGATAGGTATCGTATTTAGATCGTTTAATGCAGGTGTAAGCGGAGCATTTCCTAGTTTAAATACAATGCAGAACCTACGTTATATCGTAATGTTACAAAATAACTTTACAGGTCCTTTGCCTAATTTCTTTAATAATCCACTATTATACTATTGTCACTTATATGGAAATAGTTTTAGTGGTGCTATTCCGGTTATACAAAGCAATGCATTACAATACTACTATGTACACAGCAATCAATTAACATCATTTAACGGACTTGAAACACCTAATCTTAGACGTTTGTTTATCAGTTACAATCAAATAACTGGCGCTGTTCCAGATATGAATAATCTTACATTATGTTACGACTTCTATCTAAACAACAACAACTTTACAGATTATGTAGCAGGTGCATTAGTAAGTTGCAGATCTTTATATAGATTTGATATAAGTAACAATCCTAACTTACCAACTGGAGCGGTAAATAATATTGTTGCAGATCTAGTTGCTAACTATGAAGCGAATCCTCGTAGTGGTATAAGCATTAACCTTGCTAATACCTCAACACCAACAGGTGACGCTGTAGAACAAATTGAGTACCTTAGATCTAAAGGGTGGAATATGAGGTTATAAAATGGCAGGAAGTAGTATACAAGGATTTTTACAATCCGCTAACTTATTAGAAAACACACAGGACAGACAGTTACTTAATAACCTTGCTGAAGCACCTATTGCAGACGATATAAGTTTGTTTATTAACAATAACCAAAACGTTAGTGTTTTAGAAATAGACGCATTAGAATACAATTTTATTACAGGATTAGTTACACTAGTAAACGACACTCCTGCAAAAAATGCGGCTAGGAGTGCTGTTTTTACAAATGGTGACCCTATAAAAATTCTAGATGTAAACGATAATGTATTAAAAGACGATCTCTACGCAGCAGATAGTGATGGTGAAAAAACTTTTGGGTTTGCAACTGATGTTGAGTTAGAAGAACAATATACTTTTGCACCACCTAGTGCTGGGTTTAAAGTTGTTAGATCAGACGCCGTTGTATTATCAAACTTAACATACTTAGGTGCTGTTGAAGACACAGCAGGATTTAGTAGTGGTCTTTCAACAGGTAGCGAAAATCCGGAAGGAGCGGGTGGTATTGAACCTGAAGACACGTATGCAAATCAATTTCTAGAAATTTATCAATACCTTGACATTGCAAAGTATCAAGCAAACAAAAAATTTGTTGAAGATAGAGATGTAGCCACAGATGATGATTTTAAAATGGAGGGTACATTTAGTATCGAAGATCCTTCAGATATGATTGTTACAGAAGGCGTAATAACATCTAGTCCAGGCCTTTACATAACAAATCCATCAAGCCCTGTTACAAATATACAGCGTATTAGAGCATTTAGTGATACGTCTAATCCTTGGGAAGTTACAGGCACTGGTGTTAATACTAAGTTAACAACTAACGCCGTTTCTGCACAAACCGGTGATCTTAAATTAAACAATGGTATATTAGTTGACGGTGTTACACCTATAACAGAAAGTGGAACTGTAAACAATACAACTTTTACACATAAAGCAAAAGTAAAGATTGATGGTATTGACTACTATTTGTGTTTAACTAGTTGATGCTAATACTTTGTAAACTGTACCATTAAACGTAATAGGAACAGTTCTATCAAAATTATTTGTTACCCCTATTCCTAATTGTGTAACATTACAGTTTTCAGCAACAAGATCTCTTACCTTTAACACACTGTTACCATTAATCATTTGTAGTCCAACTGTAGCACCTAGACCATCTGTAGTTCTAAGTCCGTTTAATGTTCCTACAAAAGGTGGCGCTGTGTTTAAAGGAATAACACATGCTTCTTTATTTTGTGTTGTGTCAGTAGGACAAATAACTACAGTAGTACCAGCAACCATATCGTCCGGTGCTTGAACTGTTTTATTAATCGTTATTGTATTTGTGTTAGTATCTATGGCTGTAATTCTAGTTAAAGTCGTAGGATCATTTTCATCTACAGCAGGTAGGTAAGGACTACTTTGTATAACATTGTTTAGGCCAAATCCATTTACATCATTTAAAACTAGTTGATTAGAACCAACTGTTGCGGTTTGTGTAAGTTCTCGTCCTAATGTTCCTACACAAAAATTATCTAAACTATTGTTAAGAAGACCTTTATCTGCATAGAAAAATACTTCTTCTAATCCGTTTAAATTCATAGCAATGTTTGTAGTAAATTCACGAATACTAACTATGCTAGTAACTCTTATATAATCTGTGCCTGCAGGATTACTTGCCGCAACTACTACCGTTCCTACTTTTAACCCTTCAGTGGTAGTAATAGTAACATTAAAATTATTCGACGTTCCTGCTTGTACATCTAAAAATCCTCTATGATCCATAAATCTTACAGGAACTGTAGCATCCGCCGATGCTGTTGCATTAGCAATTACAATATTATTTCTTGAAATATCACTAACGCTAGTGCCTTTTGTAAGAGCAGGAGTGATTATCTTATTGCCTATCTCTATATTATCAGTATATGGGCTTGTCGAAGTTGTTGCTAAAACGTTACTATCTTGCGTTAACGTGTAGGTATACTCTGCTTTAAGTGCGTCAGCATATCTTAATGGTGGCGCATATGTAACAGTCAATGGTGAAATACTTAACCATTTTGCGTATTGCGTACTAAAGTTTACATCTTCAGGTCCAATAGTACCTCCGCCTACAAGTAATCTTTTATCGTAAAATCCTTTAAAACTGTCTTCTTCAAAGTCTACTGGTACGTCTTGATAGAGATACCAGTAAGGCCAATCTCCACTATCTTTAATATTTGTAGATAAATTGCAATCAATAAATTTGTTAAAATAATTTGCACTTTCCGAAGCATACCAATATGTTAATCTGATTTGGACAGGAACATATTTTTCAAGATTTGCTTCTGTATGTATAAAACTAAAACTTTCACTTCCGATTTTATTTTGTATGCTATACGTAAATGTAGAACCAGCAGGTGCTGTAACAGATTGGTTAAGTGTTATTGTGCTATTACCTACGCCATCTACAAATAAACCATTACTAATTTCAGCTGCGAGTATAGGAGTACCTTGATCATCTACAGCCGCAATTATTTGGTCGCCAATAACTACAGTTCTTGCATCAATAGGATCTACTGTAACATCTGTTTGGCTTGTCATTGCACTTAAATGTTCAATTGGTCTATCTTCTGCAAATGTATTTTGAACTACTTGTAAATCTCCAAATTCATCTGCAACTTCAAACATAACTAAACCTGTTGTTGAAAAACTAAATGTGCTAGGTCCACTTGCATCCGGAACATAATATCCGCTCCATTGTATTAGTCCGTTTGCACCACCGAGTGTATCGTCTAATTTGTTACTGAATTCAAAAACACCATTATTCCAATAAGGCTTAGTAACCGTAGGATCTCCTGTAACAATAGTAGCACCTGTACTATTTTTTGTTAAATTTTGGCTAATCTGATCAGTTTCATAAAATCTAGCAATTAAACCGTCTCCTCCATTAAAGAATGGTGGATCATTAGTAGTTGCGATAATAGTGTCTAATTGATTTTTTACTGTAATAACTGGAGATGCTATTACATCTTCTAGTTCGTTATCTTCGTTTAATACAGTATTTTTTACAGCAAGTCCTGCCATTAGGCCGATATCTCTATTAGTTACTGTGCTATTGCTTATTCCTTTAATAGCATCTAGATCGCCGCCTGTAAAAACCTTATTATCACTACCTACAACAAGGTTGTTTAGCACATTGTTTAGTGCTTGATCTTTGTTAGATAAGTCAGAAAGGTTTAAATCTCTGCGTAGTCCTATATTTCTAAAAGATGGTCTTGCCATGTAAAACTCCTTGTTACAGTATTTATCAGGTTTGATAAATACAATATATGATAGGAAACCAACAATGGCAGTAGAATTAGTAAACATAGGTAGAATTGCAAACGATGGTACAGGCGATGACCTTAGAGAAGCCTTTATCAAAATTAATCGAAGTCTTGAGGATTTAGACCTACGTATTGATGATAAAACAGAAGGCGAAAACCTAGGCTCAGGTGCCGGTGTTTTCAAACAACGCACTGGTTATAATTTAGAATTTAAATCCATTGTAGGATCAAACGACATTACTGTTACAGCAAATCCTAATGATATAACATTATCAGTAGATCCAACACTGGCTGCTAGACCTATAGTTGCAGATACAGGAACTATAACTGTTCCTGCGAGAGGCACTTTGCGTATACAGGGCGGTAGTGGCATAACTACGCAGGCAAACGAATCAAACAACTCTGTAACCATTAGCGGAAATGCATCACTAGAAACTGACACAAATCCAACCCTAAATGCTAACCTAAACGCAAACGGCTTTGCTATTTTAAATGTAGGAACACTTACAGGTACAAACGTACAAAGTAATGTATACGATGTTGACATAAGAACACTAAATGACTTATTCATTAATTTAGACTTTGGTGATTTTGAAAGTAACACTGACAATTTTGTAGACTTTTTAAAAGATCTTGTAGATGCTGATTACGGTACGCTTACAAGTCCTAATCTATTAAACACGGATAACGGACTATTACCAACATTGTAAATTCCGATAAATAGCTATGTAAGGAATTTTATATGGCAAGTATCTGGACACAACCAAATAACTACAAACTAAGAACACTTGTAGAAAGAGTAAAATTAGAAACAGGTGATTTTATTTTACCTGTAGATAACCAAGCGAATATTACTTTAATTGCTGGAAAACTTCCATCTGGATGCAGATTAGAAGGTGTAGAAATTGTTGGTACACCTTTTGAAGTCGAAATTACTAAAACATTTAAATTTGTACTTAGAGCAACTCTAGGCACAGTTGTTGAAGATAGAACATTTACTATAGACGTAACAGGACCAGACGAACCTTTTTGGATTACACAACCGGGACTACTACCAATAGGAGCAAATGAAAACCTATTTGTATTAGATAACCAAATAATAGATTACCAATTTTTAGCATTAGATGCAGACACAGCCGCAGGGCAAATATTAGAATACTATATAGTACCGGGGGAGGGCACCCTACCGCCTGGCTTGTCTTTAACATCAACAGGTAGAATTCAAGGAGTTGTAGAACCTTTACTTGCACTTGATAAACAATCTGAAAAGGGCGGCTTT